AGATAAAGGCCACCCTTGTTCTCTAAGAGTACTATTCAATAGAAAGAACGTCCAATAAAAATCTGTAGAACCATATAGCTGCTGTGATACCTGGTCAGGTCTGTCGCCTTCTTGAATATTATGATATGTATAAAACGATAGATTATCCTTAATCTGATCAATAACATCTACATATGCACTTAGATTCTGAAATCTAACAGAAGGAATGTTTAATCCAAAATTATAATCAGTCAGCGGAAAGTTTTTAAAATAAGTAGACATTATGGAGGTCCTTCTGCGTCGTTAGTTAAACTATTAAAAAATTCTTCATAAATGTCTTTAAAGTTTTTACCGTAAACATTAAATCCGTGTTTAATATCATCTTTATCTAATGTTCTAAATTCAACCAAGTTAAGTGTCAAATCTATTTCACTAAATTCACCGTCACGATAGAACGACATAGTAGTTGCGTTATAGTTTGTATTCATTGATTGTATATAAGCTGGAAGAAGTTGTGCTCCAATATCTTTATTTCCGTATCTCATACGAATACCCATTTTATTTGGGAACTTATATCCGACTGGTAGACTTCGGCCACCAGCGACGACCTTGATAGGTTCTGGATATATCTCTTGCCTAAACCAGTCGACAATGTCACCTATTTCTCTTGCTTCTCTTTGTGACCTTGGTAAGAATTTAAATGAGAACGAATGCTCTCTAGGTCTAACAGATTTAAACACCGCACGAATATTAGGATTAACTACTGTACCTGTCGCACTTGATACCACACCTCCTGCAGTTGAACCTAATTTTTTAGCGGCTCCGGCTGCAGCTACACGTGCAATATCTGGACTATTCAAATTCGATAAGATAGAACCGATACCACCTGTGCCTAATGCCGAAGACAAAGCTCCGCCAAGAACCGATCCGCTGCCTCTGCTTAGACTTTGACGTGCCGCTTCACCAGCAATTCCAAAAGAAAATGTATTGTCAAACTCTACGCCATCTTGTACAGCAATTGCTGCAGGTAAATATAATTGTACGGTCTCACCGGTTGTGACAGACCCCGATTGAAGGCTGCTAAAGAATATATCACCGAGATCTCGTATATCTGTGCCACCGCCGCCTTCATTATCCATCTGCCGTTGAAAGGCATCAGTTTTGATCGTAGGTGGAATTTCTATAAGCTGCGTAAAATAGATTACACCTTTATAGTCATCCTGATTCTCGAGAGGAAATTTATATTTTGGCATATTTTTTCCAATAAATACTTAAAAAACTTATGACTATTTATATGGAAACTTATGGCATACTCAGGCAAATACAAACCAAAGAACCCAAAGAAATACAATGGAGATCATACTAACATTGTATTTAGATCAATGTGGGAAAGGCATTGCTTTAAATGGTGTGATGATAATCCTAAAGTAAAGGGCTGGTCTAGCGAAGAGATAGTTGTACCATATTATTATGATGGCGATAAACGTTATCATCGTTACTTTCCTGATCTTAAAATTGTCTTAGAAGATCGTACTATACTTGTAGAGATTAAACCTGACAAAGAGACTAAACCACCTACCGGCTCTAAACGAACAAAGCGTTATATCACAGAAGCATTTACATATGTCAAGAATATGAACAAATGGGAAGCCGCAAACAGTTTTGCAAAGGATCGTAACTGGGAATTTCAAGTATGGACCGAGCATACATTGCAGAACATGGGTATTATGCCTAAACCGCTGAAGAAATTAAAGCCGCTAGGTCCTGTGAGAAAAAAGAAAAAATAACATATAAATACTCGTATGGCAAATATATTTCAAAAACTAGAATATGAAGCATTTAGAGCAGGGATCAATCCTCGCACAAAAGAGTCAATGAATTGGTTTAGACGCAAAGCGCAAGCTATGGGTAAAGTCAATCGTTCTCAATTGATGAAGGAAGATCCTATTGAGCTAAAGAATCGTGGCATTGCAGGCAACATGTATATGTTCTTTTACGATCCTAAAACAAAGGATGACCTGCCGTATTACGATAGCTTTCCGTTGACAGTAGTGGTTGGTCCTGCACCAGGCGGATTCTATGGATTAAATCTACATTATCTACCTGTACCACTACGTGCAAAAATGTTAGATAGTCTTATGGATATAACAAACAATAGAAAATATGATGAGACTACAAAATTCCAGGCGACGTACAATACACTTAAAAGAGCTTCGAAGTTAAAATATTTTAAGCCATGCTTTAAACACTATCTTAATTCAAATGTAAGAAGTAGGTTTGCATACGTACCTCCGCCTGAGTGGGAGATCGCTACGTTTCTACCAACCGCAGATTTTCAAAAGTCTGGCAAATCTACTGTATACAAAGATTCAAGGGCTGCTATCTAATGTCATTTTCTGTAGATGAACTTAAAGGTGCAATTAGCCGTGGCATTGCTTCCCCTAATTTATTTAGAGTATATCTTCCTGCTTTACCTGGTATCGTCAGTACTCGTCAATTAAATTTATTGTGTAAAGACGTGCAGCTTCCAGGTCGCCAGATACTTACGAATGAACGTATCGTTGGTATGAAACAAGTTAAGCAAGCATATATGTATGCTCAGGATGATGTGACATTGACGTTTCATGTTACAAATGATTATGCGGTCAAAGAGTATTTTGAATATTGGCAAAGTCTTATTATAAACTTTGATACTAAAGATTTGAATTATCCTGACGAATATGGTTTTGAAGTGAGAATAGAACAATTAGAAAAAGGCGCTGCTCTTGATCTTCCGATTGATATTAATTTTAATATCGGGCAGCTGAACGTAGACATAGATATTGATTTATTTACGAGTGCAAAATCTGTGTACACATGCGTATTAGACAAGGCGTTTCCTACAACCATGAACGCTATACAGTTTAATAACGAACAAAATGGAATGGTTGAATTGAATGTGCAATTATCATATAAAGACTGGAGATCTGTATAATGGCTTTACCAAAAATTAATAATGTACCAAAGTATGACGTAGTAATACCCTCAACGAAACAAGCAGTAAGATTTAGACCGTACCTTGTAAAAGAAGAAAAGGTTCTTATGCTTGCGATGGAATCTCAGGATCAAGGTCAAGCAATGAATGCCGTTGTTGACACCATTGAATCGTGCGTACAGGATACTATTGACAAAAACAAACTTACAACGTTTGATGTAGAATACTTGTTTACACGTATTCGAGCCAAGTCAGTAGGTGAAACTACAAAGGTAGGTTTAAAATGTAGTGAATGCGAAACATCAAATGACGCTATTATTCCTATCGAAGCTATTCAAATTGAAGTGCCAGAAATAGAGTCAAAGGTGGCTATTACTGATGAGCTTACGCTATCGTTGCGTTGGCCTAGATATAACGATCTTTTAGATCTTGGACAATTTGAATCGCAAACAGAAATGACATTTAAAATGGTTTCTCGTTGCATTGAAGCAGTTGAGACTCCACAAGAAAGAATTGATTTTAGAGATGAATCTGAAGAAGAGATTATGGAGTTTATCGAATCACTAAGTGGAGATCAGTTTTCAAAGATTCGCGAATTTGTTGAGGCAATGCCAACCCTAAAGCACGAGCTAGATTATAAGTGTAAATCATGCGGACATGAAAATCATATGACGCTCCAGGGTATGAACGATTTTTTGTAATATGCCTTTCTCATGAATCATTAGTTGGATATTTTAAAACGAATTTTGCTTTGATGCAACATCACCATTATTCGTTATCTGAAATAGAAAACATGGTACCCTGGGAGAGGGAAATTTATTTAACACTGCTTATTGAACATATTAAAGAAGAAAATGAGAGAGCAAGAGACAAGAGTTTGAGCAAATAAATGGCTGATACAACACTAAACGATCTTATACACGTTATGCGTTCAGAAATGAAGCAGACCGATGACCTTATTGACGCTCAAACGGAAACGACTAAATCGGTCGATGATTTAACTGGCGTACTTGTAAGAAAATTTTTTGGTGGAGATAGCCTAGAAGATAAGATAGAAGGCAGTAGTAAAACCGGTGGTACTACCGGAGCTGGTATTAGTAAGGCTCTTGAAAAAACTACTGGCTCTATTGGTTTAGGAGATCTTGCTTCTTTATATGGTGCACTAAGACTGTTAACTAGCCCATTGGGCATTGCATCTTTAGCATCGCTTACCGGCTTTGATGCTGCTCTTAAAGCTTTAGATCTTCCTAGACTAGTTAAAAATGCAAAAGCGTCTCTTACCGCACTTGGAACCTCGCTAAAATCTATAACAGAGTTTAAGCTGCCTAAATTACCTAAAATAACATTTGAAGATGGGAGCTGGGGTAAAATAAAATTGCCGCAAATTCCTATTCCTAGATTTATTACCTCTGCTGGTGAGGCCATTGGTGAATTTATTGATTTTAAAATTAGGCTACCAGTAATCAATTTTGTTGATGCAGCTGGAACAAAGATTAGTGACTTTATAGATTACAAGATCAAGCTACCAGTAATCAATTTTGTTGACGCTGCTGGAACAAAGATAGCAGATTTTATTGACTATAAGATCAAGCTACCAGTAATTAATTTTGTCGATGATGCTGGTAAAGCAATAACTAACTTTATCGATTTTAAAATTAAGTTGCCAGCAATCAATTTTATCGATGACGCTGGTAAATTTATTGATAATATTAAATTTAAATTGTCAGTACCAGCAATAAGTTTTTTAAATCAAGCTGGTGACAAAATAAGTAAAATAGATCTTAAGGTCCCAGAAATTCCTAAGATAGGATTTTTAAGTGCCGTCGGTGACTATGTAAGTAAAATTGATCTTGAATTACCTAAGTTTCCAAAAATATCATTTGGCGTAGGAGAAGACGGTGTTAGTATTGCCGAGAAGTTCGCTGGTGCATTTGGTAAAGTTACTGATTTCCTTGATAAAGCTTATGGATTTTTAAAACCTTTACTTAAGCCTATAGAGCTTGTATTGAAAACCGTATTGAGACCCTTTACGCAAATATTGATAAGCGTTATAGATTTTGTTACAGGGTTTTATGACGGATTTACTAGCGAAGAAGAAGGCGCTACCTTCGGAGAGAAGTTAATAGCAGGTATTGAAGGAGGTCTTCTTGGGGTAGTTAAAGGTATTACCGAAGCGTTTGACTTGCTCTTTATAACGATACCTGCCTGGTTGCTTGAAAAGTTTGGTATGGAAAACGCTGCAGAAATCTTAAGAGGATTTAGTTTTACTGACATGGTTGATCCAGTATGGAATGGAATCAAAAACGTAGTAAGGTTTGTCGGCGATAACTTTGGACTAATGAGAGATCTAGTCGCAGCTGAATTTAATTACCAGGTAACACGAATCACTAATGGATTTAAAAATGCTTTTGATAAAGTGTTTAATTTTATTAATAACCTTGGTGATGAATTATATATTATATTATCTGAATCATTGCAATTCAGCTTCCCTGGAATAACAATACCTAAACCAACATCAAGCCTTATTCCAGACTTTATAAAAGACAGATTTCCGTTTGAAGTAATGCCAACATTTTCTGTGGGTCTAGGAGACGACTCATCACGGGCCGTAGCTCGATCTAGAATTAATGCTAATAATTCTTCTACAGCAGAACGCGTTAGCACAAGAGATTCTGAAACGGCAGCGGCTCTTCAGGCTGTACAAGCTATAGCAAGCGAACTGGGCAAAAACTTTCAGCAGGTAGTTATTAATAATATCGATAATAGCAACACTGATAACAGTAATAGCTCGACTACTACTGCGGTTGCAACCGGTAATAATAATGACGGGTTTGCGCTTGTTCAATAAATCAAAAGGGAGGCCTTCCTAGGTGCCTCCCTTTCTATATGCATTTCACGTATGCATCAACCGACTGGGTTATCCGGTACCAGTGCTTTTACCGACCTAAAGTAGAGGGCCACTTCCTCTTTAGGATTTTTAGTCGGCTTCAGCTAATTTTGCAAAATAGCTTAGAGTGTCATCATCGTCTTCGACTTTGATATTCTCTGCCGCCACCGGTTCGATGCGTTGCGGTGATGGAGCAGACTCAGGTTCATTCATCTGAGTATTTTGCGACATAGTCATCGCACCCATACCAGCAACCTCACCGAGGATGGAACTCAGTTTAGTTTTAAGTTCATCGTATGTCTTATAACTTGAAGGATCTGACCATTCGGATAGATCATACATCTTATCATAGACAGCTTCTAGCGCCGCATCATCGCCACCCAAGAGTGGAGCTGGACGAGCAAACTCAGATTTGTCATAGTTACGATAACCTTCGACATTACGAATCTTAAGTTTAAAGTCTGCACCTTCCCACATATCAAATGGATTTACTGCATCTTCATCAGCAAATTCAGGCTGCATCATATCCATAATTTTGTCATGGATTTTCTTACCAAACTGATACAAGAAGACTTGGCCTTCACGCTCAGGATTAGATGGATCAGATACAACATAGACATTAGTTACGTAATGCAACCGACGTTTTTGTCGACGAGCAGCTTCTTTATCTTCTTCAATACCAGTATTCCATAGACGAGAATTCAATTCGCCTACTGGATCTGGTTGGCCGATAGATGTGAGAGACTTTTCAATGTACCATTGACCTGTTGGTCCTTTAAAACCATGGTCCCAGTACCGTGCCCAAGGCAGTTCTGCACCTTCACGAGCAGGAAGGAATCGCAGAATGGCGTAACCATTACCCGCTTGATCTACTGTAGGTTTCCACAGACGTTCGTCTGCATAGGATTTCTTCTCGCCACCACCACCGGTTGCTTCAGCAGCTTTAATGAGTTTAGAGATATTATCCTTGTTACGCTTTAGATTTGCAAAAGACATTTATTTTTCCTTGTATTGCTGTAGTATTAACTGTATTATTATACAACATTCTTACGTTGTTGTACACCGTATTTATAAATTTTGTTTCGACTTCTTTCGTCGGAGTTTTCTCATTCTCGTATAAAACCTTTCAGTTTTCGACAGTAAGGTTTTTTTAAGCATCTTACGTTTATCACGAGCTGCCTCTGATTTTGCCATACGTTCGTCACGAGTTTGTGTCATAGTACTCTCCTATTCAAAAAGTAGTGTATTTCCTTTCGGAAGATAGTTAAGCCGCATTGCTTCGGCTTCAATTTTGTCTCGAATCGGGGTGGATATAAATTTCTTTACATCCTCAGGATCAATGTTATTTTTATCACAGACGTCGAGAACAGCGTCCATGTATGACATTTTCTGCTTGATGACAGCGTTCTCAATAAGAACACTGAATTTCGATTTAGTTAAGAATTTTGATTCAATCATAGTCACTCCAAGTCATACCTAGGTCTTCATAATAGACACCATGAGTACGTTTAATATTACCCTCTTTATCATACGAAGGAACTACACATTTCCATTTCATAAGAGACTTACCGTACTCACCATAAAATCCGTCTATATAGGTGCCATCACGTAAATAACGTTCTAGATTACGGATGTATGCTTGACAATTATGATATCGACTATATGCTCCAGTTTTATTTTGAGGATCCATCTTCATAGCTTTACGCTCTGATGACATAAGATCCTTTTGTGTTTTAATCCAATGCCGTACGCTCTTTAGAGACATAGGCTGATCGTCTGGAATAGCTAAAACACTTTCATGAATGTTTTTATAGGTGGGAGGATTATTCTTCATACGCTTTTCGCGAGCTAGCTTAAG